CAAGACTTCGGTATAAAAGTCCTTGAATTGTCGTAGCTGATAAGTGTTACTGACTACTGACAAATGTCTTTCGTCATCCTTTCTCACCACTTCCAATCTGTTAGGAATCTTTTTTCCCCTTCGGTCAAAGATGTCCCTTGTCTCCACTTCAAAGTTTAGACAGTTCGGTATGTCTGATGACAATAAACCAGATGCTATAGCTGGTCTGTCATCTACTTCGGTAGTTGCCACTCTTAATGGTTGTTGTATCATTGTTTTCTCCTTATCCTAATTCTATTTCCAGTGTATTATCAGCATCATCATTATATACTAATTTAACTGACTTGATTCTACTGCTGTCAAGTTTGTAATAGTCTCCATCCTTATCACTACTGAACATCATTAACTTTCCTTTAAAAGTTATTTTTAAATTCTCTTTGTGATCGCCACTTATTTCTCTTAAATGACCTACTGTTGCTTTTGCACTCATTAATAGCTCCAATGTTTTTTGTTATGCGCTCTATTTTTTTCATACCATTTCCATCCACTCACTCCTTCGCCGTTGTAGATATGAAACCATATTACATTTATCTTTTTGAACTTAAACAAGCCAACTCGCCATAAAATCGATTTTACTATGTTTCTCATATATCTTATCATATACTTTCCTTTTCATTTATTTGCTCCTAAAGCAGTCCCTATCGAAAGGAGTAACTTTTAAAGTAGGGACTGCTCTCCTCTAGCTAGAAACTATAATAAGCTACCATTGCTATTCCTATTATTGCTACTGTCAGTATTATAATCCATTCAGGCATTTTGAACTCCCTTCATCAGCTTGTCATCATCTCTATAATGCTCATCTATTTGTTCCTGACTTGGCTCAAGATCACTCGGATCAGGTTCCCTGTCAGGTGCATTGTTCACGCTGTTCCATATGTCCTTTTCATTAGGATGAATCTTTAGAAATTCTTTTAGTTTCATACAGGATGCATCTTCTTCGACTTGCATCAACCAGTCTTTAACCTTGCCCATTACAGTACCAGATACCATAGCAGAGATAGTGCATAGCCTATTGCCCCACCTATTATTATCCATACGCATACTGCCGTTACATCAATAATCTTTTCTTGCATTTTTTCATTCATCACTCACTCCTTCGTTACTTTCTTGTTAATTGCCTGTGCAGTAAATATTATTCCTATCCATATAGGAGCTGATACCACGCTTATTACTAGCGTAGGATTCAATCCTATGGTCAATAGAGATACTATTACTACTATACCCAGCATAAGATATATCAATACGAAACTGCCTACGCTGTTTGCCTTTCTATGATATCTTTCTTTGATGTTCATAGTTCTCCTTTCTTTCTTTTGTTATCCATTCTCTGTATGAATATTTCTTAAGATCAAGAATACAATCACAAATCCAATAAATCCGATTTCTTATTTTCTTTATTTTTAGTTTTGTCTTAAATATTTTTACTTGTAATTTATATTTCATCTACTGCTTTCTTTACCATTTCTCCTCCTTTATACTAAATAATCTTTTTACAAATATACTACCTATTTTTGTTAATTTAATTTCTTTCATTCGTTGATCGTCCTTTCCAATATGATTTTTAGTAATCCAATTTTTGCCTCGTCTGTATTTTCTTCCCATACCACTGGACAGCATTGTGCAATTTCTATGAACAGTATATCTTTCAAAGCTATACTTATTTTGAATGTCTAATAAAGATACAGGATTACCTTTTGCTTTAAATAATTCTAGAAGAATTATAAGTTGAACTATAGGAATTGTTCTATGTTTTTCTTCTGATTGAACCTCATGTACTATGGTTAAAAAATTTTCTACATTACTCATATCTTGACTCACTCCTTCGGTATGTACTGCCTCACTCCTTCGGCAGTTGTTTTCGGTTCACATACCTCACGCCTTCGGTATGTTCACCCTGTCCCCCGTTCTTTTTTTAAAAAATAAACTGTTCGCAAGGCGTTAGGATTTTCCCAAATCTTTGATTTGGTGGAAATACTTACGCCTTGCGTAGTAGTAATTATGAATTAGTTATTTGATTTTCAGGAATACTTTTTTGTATTGCTACTCTTTCGCACTCCTTATCAATATTTATTACATAATCAACTTCCTCTTGCGACCATTTGTCAGCACTTTTGGAATTGATTACTTTAACGGCATTGTTTTGCATAGGTGGTAATGGAGTCCAAGTTTCCCCACAATGAGCTTGATGTGCTTCAACCAGAGCATCCTTAATGCCGTTCATAAAATTTCTTACACAGATGTTATCAATCTTTCGTTCTTTGAGATCGTTTTTGTCTGCGTTTTCAATGTCGCCTACAGGATTCTGAAGAAATTTTGCTTTTCTATCAATTCCTTTATTCCAGTCAGTTCTTTTCTTTGACTGGTTATGACTGCCCATTGTCCATCCACTTACAAGATATTTAAATGCTTCAGCAAGAGGATGTTTCTTTTCCATATTTTTGTCATAGCTTTCGACTTTATGAGACAAAACTGACAAAGCACCGATTGCCTTCTTGACAATCTTGTATGCTTCATCGTGAGCTTCCCATGAATCGCTAACCCTGTTTAGTTGGGCTTCGCTTATCTGTCTTTGTTTCTTTACAGTCATTAGCTTTCTCCTTTTTGTTAATCTTCAGTTTAAGTTCATAAGGCAATCGGTTAATCACCTTATTTCCATTTCGTCTTATAAAATCAATATCATCTCTGAATAGATTGGATATTAATTTCAATCCGTTAACTATCATATTTTTTCTCCATTTCTATTAGCTCAAATTTATTGATTTTATATTCACTATACAAGTATAAGGTGAATGTACCCAATGCTCCTAATACGAGCAGAAGATATAATAGAGCTATTGTTAAAATCATTTTCATAATTTATACTCCTCTCTTTTGGGACTAACTCCCCATACGGCAAACATTTCTTGCTCTATTATTTCCATCTGATCGTCATTTTCAGACTCTTGAGCATATACATATTGGATTGCCAATGTTTTAAATCGTTCATTATGATTATATAAATATTCATACGATGCATAACCATTTGTTATAACCGATTGATTCATATTGTACTCCTTTCAAAATGTAGATTTAAATAAATTATTAAATTTGCAGATATAAGTTTTCTTGCGTAGCTGTTTGGCTATAGTAAGAGTGCTTTTAGTACCTCTTGACCTACCATCCCAAAACGCAATTATTATATCTGCATAATTAACGATTTCCTGATTCCTTAATGGACCAGCTTTCTTTCCATACAAACTCCAATTTGCATGAAATATCTTTATGCTACAGCCATTATTTCTTGCGTATGTTTCACATAGCTGGTCAGCTCCACTTGCTCCACCAGATACAAACTCAACTTTAAGATGTTGAGGATGTTCAAAATCATAATGACTTAATATTTCTTGAATAGTGGAGCTTAATTTATTATAATCTGTAAAATGTCGTGAGCCGACAACTGCTACTTTAAATCGATTTAGCATCCCGTTGTACTCCTTTCGTGTTTTTAAAATAATCTTTCGTTACTCGTTTAGATTTTAAGTTTATTATACAATCGGGATGGTCTTTATCTCGAGTAGGAGATTTCGGATCGATTTCCCAATATGTGTAAATGTAATATTTAGTTTTAATAACCATAGTGAACTCCTTTCGTTATTTAGATTAAAAATTACAAGGTCAGAACGACATCAAAATAGGACTAGTGGAGCTTCCAAAATGTGCCATAAGCACAGTTTGGTTAGTGTAGCTGAAGTAAAGTGCTAATTTGGTTTCAGTAGATGTTAAATTTGCGTTTGTACCATCTTTAAGATTTACGCAGAATCGAGCAAATTGTTATCATCTATCTAACAGTAATTACCGAAAAAAGAGCCGAACTTTAGTTCGGATGGAGCGAAAGGTTAGGAGACTTCAAATCTTTGATTTGTTATGTCGAGCTACCTTTACGGATAGAAAGTGATTACGCAAATTAGTGCTTTACTTTAGGGACTATTCTATTTTGATGTTAAACTATTAGCGTGGCTAGCCAACTGTGGGAGATTCCGAATGTCTCCTTTTGGTTCGTTTTGGAAACGAACTTAAGGCATTTTAGGGTGTTTTTGCTCCACACTACGCCTTTGGTTCTTTTCTAAAGAACAGAAGAAGGGTGTGCCTCGTCTAGAATTTGGACCTGACCTCTTGTTGTTTCAGGTTCAAATTGTAGATAACGGGCTTGGAGCGAAATACATATTTCCCTAAAACTGCCGAACAGACTTACTTGTAATTTCAAGCGAAGATGAATTGAATTGCCCCTTGTGGGCTTGGAATCGAGATTCCAATTTAATTTAGCGAGGTTGAAATTACTATGCCTTTGGCATTTAAGCTCCCGATATAGTGGCAAGGTTCGATACCTTGATACTATATTTAGATGTGAGTTAAATTGATGACGAATTGTCTTGACAAGGGTTTTTTGAGGAACTATTCGTGAGAAGGCACATCAATAATGAACAATTTAACTCATAAACAAAAAGCGTTGGTTGATACGCTAGTAACGAGAGGTGGCAGTATCAAGGATGCATCACAAATCGCTGGATATGCAAAGGGTGAAGCTGGTCGAGTAGTAGCTAGTAGAACGCTACGATTACCACAGGTACAGAAGTATATGATGGAGCGTATCGCCAACACTATAGGAACGGGAGCTATTACTGCTTCACGAAAGCTGGTTGAATTATCGGAAGGTGCAAGGAGTGAGTATGTACAACTAGAAGCCAGTAAGGATATACTGGATCGGGTAGGCATACGACAACCAGACAGAGTACAAGCTGAAGTAATAGGCGACATTAAAATCAACATAGACTTAAGATAAGCCATAGCACACGAATAAGTGGAGCTTTAGCTCCTCTATTGGCGAAATTGCTATGGAATCGCCCATTAACGAATGTCCTTCGGGAAAACGAAGGGGGGGGCAAAAGTTGTAAAACTTTTGGTATTATCCCTCTTGGACAAGCAATTTTTCTTCTAAAAAGTTCGTTCCTGTGAGTTGCTAAAAAGGTATTTAGGATTTATGACTGTTCCTCTCGGTAGAATCAATCTATCGCTTTAACCTAACAGAAGGATACATAATGACTGATACAAAGGAAGCTGTTGCAAAAGCACCAGAAGAAGATAAAACAATCAAAACAAAAGACTATGACAAGGATTATGCATCCCTGAGGGAGAAGATGATAAGGATAAATTCTAATCAGGAGGAAAGTGAGGATAGAAGTGCCGAAAGTAGGTAAGAAAAACTATCCCTATACGGCAAAGGGTATGGCGAGAGCTAAAGCTGCTGCCAAAAGAAAAGGGAAAAGGGTTTCCTATGCCAAGAAGTCAAAAGGCAAAAGGTAGTAGGGTAGAAAGAGAGATCGTCAAGCTCTTTGAGGGAGCTGGATTCAAGGCGAGGCGACAGCCGTTGTCGGGGGCGTTGCCACAGTTTCCCCACGATGTTTATATCCACGACCTGTTCACAGGCTCTACGGCAGAGGTGAAGGCGAGGAAGGATGGAAAGGGTTTCACCCAGTTGGAGAGGTGGAAGGGATCGGCTGATCTCTTGATTCTCAAGAGAAATAATGCTACTCCTTTCGTCTGTGCCGACTGGAATTTTTTTAAAGGTCTTTTAGATGTCTATAGACGATCAAGTGAATTTGGAGAATAGGAAAATATTTGACATATCCCTCCAAGACAGAAACAGATTAAGGAAGATCGTAAAGAAGATTCATATGAGGCATTTTCCCATAGAGGCAGTTACTGACAAGGAAGCTGACAAGATCATAGAATCATTGGGACCCAAGATTCAAGAGGATTTAATAAAGAAATACATCAGTCAGGTTAAGTGATGCCTGAACTGACCTACAAGCCTGACGGATTGACGCTAAAAAATTTTTTACGCTCCAATGATTTCTTTCGGGGGATTCGAGGTCCTGTGGGATCAGGAAAATCTGTTGCCTGTTGCATAGAAATATTCAAGAGGGCGATAGAACAGCAGAAGAACAAGAATGGTTTTCGCAAATCGAGATGGGCTGTCATCAGAAACACCAATCCCCAATTAAAAACAACCACCATCAAGACTTGGCTGGACTGGTTTCCTGAAAATGACTGGGGCCATTTCAGGTGGTCTGTGCCTTATACCCACCACATCCTTAAGAACGAGCTGGATTTGGAGGTTATCTTCTTGGCGTTGGACAGACCAGAGGATATGAAGAAACTTCTATCATTGGAATTGACGGGTGTATGGATCAATGAGGCACGGGAGATACCGAAAACCATCATTGATGCGTGTACTATGCGTGTAGGTCGCTATCCCTCTATGCGAGACGGAGGGGCGAGTTGGTATGGAGTTGTCTGCGACACCAATGCTCCTGAAGAAGATCATTGGTGGGCTATTATGGCTGGTGATGTACCAGTTCCTGACCACATCTCAAGAGATGAGGCGTTGATGCTGGTGAAACCTGACAACTGGTCCTTCTTTGCACAGCCTTCAGGTATGAAAGAGATAAGGGAGAAGGATGGAACTTTAACGGGCTATGATTCAAGCGACATAGCAGAGAATAAAAAAAACCTGACACCTAAATATTACAACAACATCATCAAGGGAAAAACAAAAGGATGGATTGATGTCTATGTTCTCAATAAACTGGGAAGCATAGAGGAGGGAAAGCCCGTGTTCTATTCTTGGAAAGAGGAATTACATTTGGCTGGAGAGAATCTTATGCCCAATCTGCAATCACCGATCATCATTGGTGTTGATTTTGGTCTGACACCAGCAGCCGTCTTTGGTCAACGCACAGTAACGGGAAGATGGAACATTCTTCACGAACTTGTGTGCTTTGATATGGGAACTGTTCGATTCGGGGAGCTTCTCAAGGCAGACATTACAAAATATTTTAGAAACTGTGAGGTGGAAATTTACGGAGACCCGGCTGGGGACTTTCGTTCGCAGACTGATGAGAGAACGCCATTTCAAATATTACGCAATTCTGGTTTACGAATAGCCCCAGCTCCGTCAAATGACATCTCACTACGAATTGAAGCCGTTGAAAACGCACTTTCTCGATTAATAGATGGAAAAGCTGGTTTTTCATTGGATAAAAGATGCCTGAACCTGAAGAAAGGGTTTAATGGTGGCTATCATTACAGAAGATTGCAGACTTCGGGGGATCGATATGACGAGAAGCCATACAAGAACAGGTATTCTCATATCCATGATGCATTGCAATATCTTTTAATGGGGGCTGGTGAGGGCAGAGCCTTGACTTATGGCAAAGGAAACTACAAGCCCAAAATAGCCAAGACAACTTGGAATGTTTTTGATAGACCAAAGCCTAATAAAAAGAAAAAGCAATGGAACATATTTTCTATCAATGGGTGATTTACTTTTATAGCCCAAAGAAATTAAGATGGTGGCAACGCTGGTTCAAAAAAGGATTTCACCATTGTGGAGCAATCCGATATGATCCAGAAAAAAAGATATGGATTAATACTGAAATGATTTTCAGCAAGATTATCATTGAGGTTATAACAAGAGATGAGATGATGGATATGCTTGATAATGTCAGACGGATGAATGGAAGAATTGTTCAACTGACTGTAGAAGAAAAGGATATGCAAACAACGGACTGCTGGATCAAGGAGCATACTTGCGTGAGCTTCATTCAGAAACTTTTGGGAATGAGAAAATGGTTTATATTTACTCCCTATCAGCTATATTGTGCGTTGAATAAGTCATAGAATATGGATTATTTCAGCTAAAGGTTTAATATGGGTTCATTATTCGGCACAAAATATCAGGAAACGGAGCAAGACAAGCTCATTAAACGGCAGATGAAGGAAGAAGAAGAAGCCAAAGCAAAGAAAATAGAGGATGAAAAGAAAAGAAAGTTAAGAATTGCTGCTGGTATGGTTGGTCCTCGATCCCTGATGACAAGAGCTGGTGGTTCAGGAATGTTTGATCCTGAAGGAGAGAAATATTAATGGCACGAATGAGGCGTAAATTTGCAGATAGACCAACTAAAACTAAAAAAGTTGGAGCTCCCGACACTAAAGGTAGTCCCAAAGATGATAAACAATCACAAACTGATGCTGGAAAAAAATATGTAACAAAAAAACTGGGACTGACAAAACAGAAACATCCGACCGAAGGAATTGTTGGCACGACTGCTGCAGCTCTTAAGGGCAAGGACAAGAAAATGTATGGAACAGAGGCATCCCAAGCAACAAATGAATATTTAGAAAAAATAGGTGAAGCCCAAAAAGGAAGTTATTTCATACAAGTAGGTGGAAACTTTGAACGGGTGTCCAAAGAGGAGCATAAAAAAAGAACTGCTGCTGGAGAAAAAGGAAGCATATCCTATATATTAACTTCCAAAGGAAAAGAAATGAAATACGGAAAGTCTGGTACGGCTATGGGATCAGGAGATCCAACGGGAATTATGACATCAACTCAAATTTCAGAGGAGATGTTCCTTAAGCAAAAAAAAATACAAGGAATAACACTAGGCGTGTTGTCGTTATTCGTTCCAACGATTGGTGGAACTCTGATGAGAATGTCTGCTGCTGATGCCATACAGGCAAAGTATGGAGAGTATGGTGGAACAGGAGGGCAGTTTGGAACTTATCAGACAGGAGGAAAAAAATTTCCTGATGAAAAAAAAGTAAGCGAAGATAAACAAATAGCAGCTTCCACGATTGTTGGTGGCACGGGAGTTACGGGAGACAAGGTTGCTTCGGCTGGAAAATCCCTTAATCTTGCAGCTCATCTGATGGGCAAGAGTGCAAAGATAAGAAAAATTATTTAATATGGCGTATGTAGACTTGCAAGAACCAATGGGAGTTCAAACAACTTCCAAACTTGAAAAGGTTTTAAGAAAATATAGAGAGGCAGAAATTCTTCGGGATAACTGGAAGCACAAGTATGAGGAAGCGTATGAATACACTATGCCTCAACGGGAATCCTTCTTTGATGAATCGGCTGCTGAAAGAAGAACAGATAAGATATTTGATGAAACGGCTGTTGTAGGAATACAGGAGTTCGCATCACGGCTACAGGCTGGAATGGTTCCAACTTTTGCAAGATGGGCGAACCTAGAAGCTGGAATGGAAATTCCACCAGAGGCGACAGAGGAAGTCAATACACATCTTGACAAGATTACAAATTATATTTTTGAGCTGTTAAGCAGCTCTAACTTTAATCAGGAAGTTCACGAATGTTTTATGGACTTGGCTGTAGGCACAGGCGTACTTATGATAGAGGAAGGCGATTCCGTTAATCCAATTAACTTTAATGCCGTTCCCTTACCACAAGTATCCCTTCTCAACGGACCAGCCAACAAGGTGGATACTGTCTTTAGAAGAAGGAAATGCAAGTTTTCTTTAGTTCCTGTCTTATACCCTGATGCAATAATACCTGAATCACTTTCAAGCCAAATGGACCCTGAAAAGAACTGCCTGATTATAGATGGCGTTTATCGGGACTATTCGGATATGAATATGGAAAAATACAAACGCTGTGTAATACTTCACGAAGCAAAACAGATAATTTTAGAGGAAGAATACGAAGGCGTAGGATCAAGTCCATATGTTGTGTTCAGGTGGAACAAGGCATCAGGCGAAGTATATGGTCGAGGACCAGTATTTAATGCTATGGCTGCAATTAAAACTTGCAATCTGACAGTTCAATTAATTTTAGAAAACGCCCAACTTGCCGTATCAGGAATTTACCAGATTGAAGATGATGGTGTCGTTAATCCCGACAACATATCTTTAGTACCTGGCACTCTCATTCCGATAGCACCCGGCAGTAGGGGGTTGTTGCCGATTGAAGCTGCTGGTCGATTTGATGTAGCTCAATTAGTATTGGAAGATATGAGAGGCAACATCAAAAAAGCTCTTTATATGGAAACTTTGGGCAGACCTGAAGGCACTCCTATGACTGCGACTGAAGTAGCTGAACGAATGGCTGATCTTTCTAGGCAGATTGGATCGTCTTTTGGAAGATTACAGGCAGAATTTGTTCTTCCTACATTAAGAAGGGTAATTAGAATCCTAGTGAAACAAGGCAGAATTGAGATGCCCCTTGTTAATGGCAGAGAAGTGAAGGTACAAGCCGTTTCTCCTCTATCAAGAGCGCAATTCAATCAGGATATTACAGATATTAATAGATTTAATGAAATTATAGGTACAACTTTTGGTCCACAAATGCTAAACTTGATCGTTAATCAGGAAGAATTAGCTAGACATCTAGCTAAATTAATGAATATTCCTGAAAAACTATTAAGAGATAAGGCAGAACAGCAACAGATGGCAGATGAAATAGCACAAATGGCACAAGCTGGCCAAATGAACGGACAAGAAGTTGCCCAGCAATAAAGAAAAGACAACATATCGGTCTATTGATGGATTTGTGCGTTCCCCTGATGATGAAAGAAGATTAAATCACGCTGTAACTTCTGTGTTTAAAGGTGATGAAGGAAGATTGGTTCTTAACTATCTGAAAAGCATATCAATAAACGCTGTGAGTGGTCCTGAAATTGGGGCTAACCAATTATTCCACAAAGAAGGAATGAGATTCTTGGTAGCCATAATTGAGGACAGGATAACCAAACACAACAAGGAGAATAAAAGTGGCTGACGAAGAAACTGTTTCACAAGAAACGCAAACACCACAAAGACCAGAATACATCCCAGAAAAATTTTGGGATACGAATAAAGGAGAGCCTAATGTAGAGGCAATGGCTTCCTCCTACAACTCCCTTGAACGAAAATTTGGACAACGAACGGAAGATTTATCAAAATCAATCCGTGAGGATATGGAAAAGGAACGAATAACAAATGCTCCTGAAAAGTATGAAGTTAATCTGCCTTCTGACATACCCGAAGATGTTGAAGTCAATATCGATCAAGACCAACCCTTGCTCCAATGGTGGCAAGGATTCGCCAAAGAAAAAGGATTAAATCAAGGCGAATTTAATAAAGGAATAGATGCTTTCATTAAAAGTGAATTATCTTCTATGCCTGATCCTAATGAAGAAATGCGTAAGTTGGGCGACAACTCCAAAGAAAGAGTTGAAGCTGCTGACATATGGGCTAAAAAATACCTTACAACAGGAGCTTACGATCAACTGAAAGGTATTGTTCAAACTTCAGAAGGAATTAAGGCAGTAGAGGAGATTATGTCTTTAAACAAGTCTGCTCCCATACCGAAGGATTCTGCAATAGATCACGAACCAGATGAAATGGACTTGCGTTCTATGATGAAGGACCCTCGTTATTGGGACCCGAATGAAAAAGATGATTCTTACATAAGGAAAGTAACTGACCTTTATGCCAAAAAATATAAAGATAAGTAAAATCAAAGTTGGATACCAAGATATTTCTCTTGGTATCCAATCTACAAGTTTCCAAAGCCCCAACGATTCCTACGGAGAGTTTGATCACAGGAAAAATACAATCAACATTGTCGAAAACTTAAGTGATTTAGACTATTGTTGCACCCTTTTGCACGAAATTATCCACGCAATAGTCTATTACTATGGACTGACAGCGACTGGACAGCCATTGGATAACGATAACAAGGAAGAAGTTGCCGTCAATAACATCAGTAATGGTCTGACTGCTGTTCTTAAGGACAATCCCCTTGTTCTTGATGAAATAAAGAAAAGACTAAATAATGTGCGTTGAATTTCAAGCCTAATACAACATATAGATTTCCTCATAGCCTTTAAAGAAACTCAATAAGCCCGTGAGGGACAACTTATCTGATTCTTATAAAGATAACTGGTATGAACTTTAAAGGAGATTTTAATGAGTTCGACTATTAACAATGCCTTTATCACTCAGTTTGAGGCTGAAGTGCATATGGCATATCAACGGATGGGATCAAAACTTAAGAACCTTGTTCGTGTAGTTAATGGTGTATCAGGAGAATCGGTTAAGTTTCAAAAAGTTGGTACAGGCTCTGCCTCAACGAAAGCAAGACACGCTGAAGTTGTGGCTATGAATATTAGCCATACCAATGTAACTGCGACATTAGCTGACTACTATGCATCTGACTATGTAGACAAGCTCGACGAGTTAAAGATCAACATTGACGAAAGATCAGTGATTGCAAACAACGCTGCTTATGCTCTTGGTAGAAAGACGGATGACATTGTATTAACTGCAATGGCTTCTGCTACAACTCTAGCAAATAATGCTGGAGCTTCTGGTGGTTCACCAGCTACCGATATGAACATAGACAAGTTCAAAGAAATGCAAGAACTGTTCGGAACAAATAATGTTCCTGATGATTCTGCTAGATACTGGGCTATTGGACCGAGCCAATGGTCAGATTTACTAGCTGATAATCAATGGACCCAAATGGAATATTTAGGAAACAAGGAATTACCTTTTGCTGGTATGAATTATACTGCAAAACGATTCGTTGGATTCTTGGTATTTGTCCATTCTGGTCTAAAGACATCAGGTTCAACTGATAGGCACACTGTTGCGTGGCATAAGTCGTCTATGGGACTTGGCGTAGGTACTGATGTAAGAACCGAAGCCAACTACATCCCAGAAAAAGTATCACATCTATTGACATCTTATTTGTCAATGGGATCAATACTTATTGACACTAATGGCATTCGCATACAGAAAGCCGCTGAATAGAAAGGAGAATATATTATGGCTTATGAAACTACCAATCCTGTGAAAAAAATATCACAGATGGGCGATAGTAATGCTCTCTGGTACTATACAGACGGAGATGCTATCGGCGATATAGATGATGCTGATTATTTTCTAAATAGTGGGGTCCACGACCTTACTGCTGGAGACATAATCTTTGTAAATAGTGGTGGTTCAAATGGTGTTGTAGATATATTAATTGTATCTGCTGCGTCAACTTCAACTGTTACTACAGTCATACTAGCGTAAAACTAATTAACTGGGGGCAGCTTGTCTGCCCCCTAGATGATATATTATGGCAGTAACCAAAGTAGACATAGCAACCAGAGGTTTAATTATGATAGGCGCACAGCCTATTTCGTCATTTACGGATGACAGTACAGAGGCTTTAGTTACAAATAACATTTACGAAGAAATTATAGAATCAAGTTTAACAAGACATAGGTGGAGATTTTCCACTGGTCAAAAGCAACTTTCCTTACTAACGGATACTCCTGTCGGAAGATGGGCTTATGCTTACCAAATACCAACCGATCCCCTTGTGTTACAAATCATTGCCGTTACAGTCAATGATTTTAATATTAATTACAATCGGTATGAAGATAAAATATATGTAGATGACTATGGTAGCAGTAGCACTTTAGTTATGGACTATATTTTCAGGCAAGACGAAAGCAAGTTTCCTCCCTACTTTCGTCTTGCCCTTGAATTTCAACTTGCCAGTATATATGCTGGAGCTATTGCTAGGGATACAGCTATGATTAAGGAATTTTCAGAAAGAGCTGAAAGGCAGTATCTGATTGCCAAGAACATAGATTCCCAAGAAACAACAACCAATAAGCTGGATACAAACAGGTTCATTAGTTTAAGGCAGTCTACAAGAACGGCAATTTAAAATGTCAAGAACATTAAGAACTGTGCTAACGCATTTTTCTTCAGGTGAACTTGATCCTGTTCTTTCATCTCGTACAGATGCTAAAGCCTATTTTGAAGGACTGCAACAATGCAGAAACTGGCTACAGCTAGACACAGGTGGTGTTATGCGTAGACCGGGAACGGAATACAAGGCAACTTTAGTTGGGGATGCGAGAATCCTTCCTTTTGTTTTTAGTGAGGATGAAATTGCTATCTTTGCTTTTACGAATAACAGGCTGGACATCTATAATTCAGTTGGTGCTTCAATACAGTCTAACATTACTTCCAACTGTGAATGGTCAACGGCAGAATTATTCGAGCTGAATATAGCCCAGTTTGGCGATACTGTTTTTATCTGTCATAGAAATAATCCAATTAAGAAGATTAAAAGGGCGAGTGCTTCTTCATTTGCCGTTAGTAACTTTGCTTTTGAGGAAGATACTTCCGTTACAGTTGGTGGCGTTAATAAAAGCGAACAGCCTTTTTTTAAATATGCCGATAGTGCAATTACGCTTACTCCATCAGCGACAAGTGGAACAAGCGTAACTGTAACTGCTAGTGCAAGTACCTTTGTGGCAGACCACGATGAAACCTATATAAACATAGGTGGAAAACAATGCTACATTACAAGCTATGATAGTGCCACACAGGTAACTGTCAAGGTGCTGGAAACACTTGCTGGAACAAGTGCAACGGCTGACTGGGATGAACAGTTAATATCTGCTGTTCACGGATACCCACAAGCAGTAACTTTTCACGATAACAGGCTATGGCTGGGTGGCGTTAAGGACAAGCCTTCCAGTATTTTAGCAAGTAAGATAGGTGAATATTATAATTTCAATGTAGGAACAGGAGCTGCGACTGATGCGATTGATGTTGCGATTGCTGGTGATAAAGTCAATGAAGTCAGGCATATGTTTTCAGGAAGAAACTTTCAAATTTTTACGGATGCTGGTGAATATTACATTCCAACATCAACCGATACGGCTGCAATAACCCCCACGAATATTGTATTTAGACGACAAACATTATATGGAAGTAATAGAACCAAGCCTGTTTTATTTGATGGAGGTACTTTGTTTGTTCAAAAAAATGGAAAAGCTGTAAGGGAATTTGTTTTTTCAGAAGTAGAAGGTGGATATAAATCCACCAACCTTTCTGTTCTTTCAGCTCCCCTCATAGATACGCCAAAGGACATAGCAGCCATTACAGGAACAGCCAACAGACCAGAGAACTACGCCCTCTTTACAAATAGTGGTGCAACCAATGGTGGAAAAGTAGCCGTCTTTCACAGCATCAGGGATGAAGAAGTGCAAGGATGGGGAATGTGGGAAACAAGAACAGGCGATACATTTCATTCTGTTACATCAGCTAATGAAAACTTATATTGTGTGGCAAAAAGAGAAGTTGGTGGATCAACTTCCTATCTGCTGGAAAAATTCGGAGAGGATGATTCCACTAATCTTGACTGCCAAACAACGACAACAGTCTATCAGAAAGGAACTCCGTTAGTTAATGGGGCTTCCCAGACAGGATCATCATTAACTGTGGATGGATTTACATCCCTTCCAGCCGTAGAGGAAACCTTTACAATAGCTGGAAACGCCACAGTTTATACAATCAATGCCGTTACTGTTACAGCAACAGGACACACATTATCATTGGATCAGTCTTTAGCTGCTACTCCATCTGACAATGCAGTCATTACAGTCGTAAAAGGATTTATGCATACTGTTAATGCAATCTATGGAAACACAACAGCAATCAATGCCGTGTATGGAAACTCAAGTCTTGGCAGTTTTGCCGTTGATTCAAATGACAGGATTACCCTGACAGGAAATCCACAGCCGACAGGCGTAAAGGTAGGATTCAACTTCACACCCACTTTGGAAACTATGCCCGTTGACAAGGAAGTGGAGGAAGGTCCTCTTTCTGGTGAATTTAGAAGAATAGTGCGTTGTGTTGTTGATATATCAAATGCATTAGATTTTAGGATAAAAGCCCCAAGTACAGGCACAGAACATGAATTGGTGATACAACAGGTGAATTTTACAGTAGGAGATGATTTAACACCCATAACGGACAGAAAGGAATTTTTCTTTTTGGGATACAGCAGATCGCCTAGCGTTACCATAACACAGAATGATCCCTTGCCACTAAAGGTATTGGGAATGACATTGGAGTTGCAATTTAAATAATGGACCCGATAAGAACAGCTTATTTCATCTATAAGGGCTTGGGAATAGCCGACACTCTTATTTCAGGCAATGCTTATCGCAATAGGCTTAAAAAACAAAGAAGTCTTAATGAACTCAAAGGTTTGAAAGATTGGAATGACACTTGGGATTTGGTGGTGGATGACCTTAAGGAAAACTATGCCGTTTTTTCTTCATCAGGAGCTATAGCTGATCCAAGCTCAGGATCATTTGAAGCCATCCAAAAGGAAGTCGCAAAAAGAGGAGAAAAAGATTTAAATTGGATAGAGCTGATGACAAAATCAATGACAGCAGAAATGAATTATAGAATAGACCAAAGCCGAAAGGCTGATAATTTTTCCATATTAAGAGACTTTGCAGAAATGGCATACTTTAAATTTGATAGAAATTTAAATGTACAGCATAAAGAAATTCAAATGAGGGCTATGGATATAGAAAAGAAAAAAATACTTTATCCTTATAAGTATAGAACAGTTGGAGGAAAGGTTAAACTTCAATTTACATCCTCAAGGGACTTATTTGAAAATATGAATGTAGGTGGAAAATGGACAAAATTAAAACTTCCTAAATATAAAATGGAATATCATTTTGGGAAAACTCCTATTTTTACAAGACAGATTAAGAAAGGTGGGGTGTACTGGTAATGGCTTTAACCAGAGGAAAAAAAAGAACAACTACTCCAGTATCTGGTGAGTTCGCTAGAATGGGCGTACAGAAACCAGAACACTCGGCATTTTCTGTTTTACAAAGCGTTGTCAAGCCGATTCAAGACAGTTTAATTGCAAAAGAAAAATTTGATTTAGATGTTCTTCAAAGCAGTCATAAAAAATATATGTCTGATGCGAAGGATATGAGATTAATAACAGAAGAACAAAAAAGAAAATTTTTAGCTGATGAAAAAGAAAAAGCTAGATTGGATGCTGCTGAAAAGAAAGCACTAGCAAAACTAAAAAAAGACGAAGAAACATTAAGAAAACAAATTTTTGATGCCAATCAAAAAAATGTTGAATCAAAACTTAAACTTCACATAAAGGATGATATACTTCGGACTGTTACAGCCTTACGGCTTGAACACGCTGGAAAGCCAACAGATTTCGCAGAAGCTATACAGTCATATAAAGATGGATATGTATCAGCAGACACCTTTCCAAAAAATTTATACAACAGCAAAGGAGTTGAACTAGGAGATTTCAGGCAATACTTTGAAGTAACCTTAAATGAAAAATACATTCCTCACTATGCGACAATGGCAACCAATCAAAGAAAGACATACGCTGTTACAAGTTGGAATCATAACAAGTTAAATTTTGATGCCACACTAAATGACATTACTGGTCAAATGGGACAGATTGGAAATGAACTGGCTTTTGAAACAACTATGCCACACCAAACGCTTGTTACATCAAACACGATACAACAGATGGAGTTAATCCTAAAAGGAGCATATAACTCTTATGGTGAGTGGGTATCTTATATGCAAGGTCTTACACAGGAATTTCCTGATAAATATCAGGCAGAAGATGTGGCAAATGAAATTAATAGAGTAAGGCAAACAATGGACAGCCATATGGTGGCAAACTTTGCCAAGCTCTTTATTACAGGAACAAAGGATACTGACACAGAACACGCAACTGCGATTGAATTTATTGATTCTTGGTATAATAATGAATTTAATGAAAACCACCCAACAGACATTGGTAAGGCAATGTATATGTGGACCTATACAGACCACGATCAAGGCGCACAGGATGCAATCAGATCATTCGCCCTTCAGGAAGTTAGTGCAAAAGTCAAGGTAGTCAACAAAAAGAATAGTGAAAAAATAGCCAACATAAACAAGGATTCAAAATTAATTAAAGCTAGATGGTATGATGACGATAACATAATCGGAAATTTGAAATTTGACACCACTTCAGCTCATGTCCTCCCAAGCAGAGATGAAATTACATACGCCAACACAAGTTATGATGCAAGTGGGACAAAGACAGTTGATGAAATCGGCGTATCAGAAGATTTAAAAACTGTTTTTCAAAATGAAAAATTAACGGAGGACTTTAATAGCTTAAGAAAAGGCAAGAAGGATATTTATCAGATTATCCACGAAAATAGAAATTTCGGAGATGACCAACAAATTATAGATGCTTATTATCTTAATGTAATTGATGGTCCTTATAGTGGTTATGACATAATCAGCAGAACAACTCACGCACTTAACAACAATCAAGATATCAGGGATGATGATTTGATTAAAAACTTTATGTTGGCTTTTGAAGATACGAATCAATATCCAACTTCTTTTTTACAGGCAGTTAATTCTCTTTCAAGTATGGACCCTAAAAATGAAAATCAGATGGAGGATTTTGCATCGCTTCTTCACATCTTTAATTATAATAAATCAAAGAATGGTGGAATGGATGGACAAATTTGGGGAGCGTTGGATGCTGCAAACCAATATATAAAAAGTGGATCAGTAAACAAAATCGCTGCCGTTGATATATTCTTAAGACATTTTGAAAAAAATACTGTGGAAGAAGATGTCATTAAGGATCAGGTTTATAACTATGACAGACAATGGTTTGATAATTTTGTTTATGATATAACAGATGAGGCAACAGATAAGAACGACTGGCTTCAAATTTTATGGAAACAATCATCTTGGATTCCTGAAAAACTTTGGGACTGGAATCCTGAAGATGACATAAATATAGAAAAAGAAAGCAATCTTTGGAAACAAGCCGACACTTCGTGGCGTAAAAGAAAGGCTTCTGAAGTTGAGGATGCCCTTAACACCAATAAAGCCTTGCTTGATTTTATGATTAGGGAGGAAGCCATACACCTTTATCAAAAATCTGACATAAACAGGGATGATGAAGGAATGGAAAGACTATTTCGGTCTGCAGCCCAAAATGTATTTCAAAGATTGAATAAAGACATATGGTCATTTGATAACACTATGTTCAATGAAAATGCCCCTCATTCTAGTGCTGCTCATTTAACGCAACACAGCATTATGAAGCATACTGGATGGAGTAAAGACATAATGTCAGGCAATGCAATACTGCAAATAATGGCTGTTACAAATGCTATGAAACCTGATGAGGCTGCTGACTTTTGGGAAACAACCAACTGGCAATCAAAAATGGATAATCTCAATAATATGTGGATGGATAACAGAATTAAATTTAAGTTTGATGAACGATCAAGGGACACTAATAATTTTCAATGGCATATTATGGTTGATGTTGATGGCAATGGAACTTGGAGGGCATTAAGAAATCCCGAAAATTATGACTATTCTTGGTCGCCTTCGGGAGCAAGTCTTGTTGATAACGTAAATCAAGCATCTATAAAAACAGTACAAAGAAAAATTATTAATGATTTTACAAACGATCAAATTGCTATGCTTTACGAAAAAAGAGAAAACAAAGACACAGGAGAAATAGAATTATGGACCAAGATAAGAGATGTGAGCTTATCAGGAGCTACGGATATAGGATGGAGAAAAGTTGAATCAGGTGAAGTATCCCGTTTTGATATGGAAGTTTCCAATGCTCTTGGATGGTTGGTGTCTGTTGTAGGAAATGACATAGAAAGATTTAAGGATATATTCAGCGACTGGAAGGATGTTGATACCTTTGCTGAATATGCACAAAGAAACCAAGAAAAAGTTTTAGCTTACCAACAGCAGATTAAAGAAGAAATTGAAAATCCTGATCCGATAATATCGCAATCAAGATTCCAATCCCTTGTTGAAAAATTTGATGTTCCAAACTCAAATCAAGTTGGAGATTATTTCTATATGTACGATCATAAGTTCATTGACAACAATTATAATGTACAATCCTATAAAGCGATAGGACCGGGTTTAATGTTACAAGAGGGTGGCTATGCTCCCAACGAATATAGTTTGCGTGGAACAGAAATACTTTTAACTGAATTTGGATACAACAAAAAAGAAATTGAAAAAATAATGACAGGAGAAATGGGAATTACAAAAGATGATTATGGAAAACTTATTGATAAGAAATACAAAGAAGCAGAGCTGATGTATAAGGATAATTATGATGATGTGATTATTACACCATTCCAAAAGGAAATACTCATAGATATGATTGCAAGTATTGGTATAAGGTTTGTTCAACACGGAACCCCAATATATGATGCTATTCATAGCAATAATCACTATCAGGTATATAATGAACTACAGGCATTAGCCCCATTCTATACAAACAAATCTCGCCACGCTTGGCATGTCAATATGTGGGCAACACAAAGCAACAGAGATAATGTTTATATGAAGGATTACTAATGGCTAATATAGTGGACAGACCATCTGAATTACCAGTCAGGGATTTATTAAAAGAAAAAAAAGAAAGAGAAAAATTTGACATACAAAAGATTATTAATTCTATTCAAGGGGTGGATAAAACACTTTCCAAAGTAGGTGAAACGCTTGTTCCAACAAGAGAGGATGATACTTTTGGTCATTATAGAAAGGTAGAATCGTGGAGCAAGGCAGACCTTGAAGCTGGTTATAAAATCAACGAACCAGAAACGCTTCAAGTAACGCAGAAAAAAAAGAAAGATTATGGTTTTGATGAAACCCTAACTTATGATCCTAAAAATAATTTTGCCCTTAAACAATGGAAAAATCCTGATATTGCAGATGTAAAGAATAAGGAGCTGTTTCCATTTGATCCTAATAAAGAAGTAGAGAGAGAGCCTTACTTTAACTGGCTTACGGATTCATTGTTTGACCACCCTAATTGGGATTCTTTTTCAGAAGGGTGGTTTGATGAAAATGTAGCTGGTATCCTTTATAATGCTTCACTCGAAACTGACGATCCAAACACCTATATATCTGATCTTAACTACAGCTATTTAGATGATCCCCAGTTATATAATTTTATGGACAATATAGAATATTTTAAAAATTCAACAAGTGCCATTCGTACCAAGCAACTAATAAACAAATATTTTGAAGAACTTCGGCACGAAAGAAATGGACCAGCTTATATAATAGGAAGAATATCAGGAGCATTAACTGATCCAACTTCTTTATTATGGTTCTCCCCTATGGGAAAATATGTTTTTTCTGGTGGAAGAATGCTCTCTGCTGGGAAAGTAATGACAGCAGAAACTATACAAGAAACAGCAAAACACATTGGAAACCCAGATAGAACAATGACAGAATCTGCTTGGATGGTAGGTGGAGCTGGTGTGTTCCCTCTTGTCTTTGGGAGTGGATTCAAAAATACCCTTTCATTTGCTGATAAGAAAAAATTTATAGAAGAAATGATAGCTGATAGTGAAATCAAGGACATTACAGGAGCTATTATTAATGGAAATAAAGTAAAATTTAAAACTGGAAGAACGCATAGATGGCATAATAAAGAAACAGGAGAAACAGAAACAATATCTGCAAAAACAATTAAGACAAAATTCAAGCTCAATAAAGACGGATCGCTTAATTATAAGAATGGAAAATGGAAAGAAAAAGGAGCTACTGTAGAATTGATGAAAGATGGTTCATTCACGATTACACTTAATGAAAGAATACTTAAAAATATGTGGAAGAACAAAACTTGGCAAAAGACTGTTATTGGAGATAGAAAATTTAAAGGAAAAAAACTAAAAAATATTTTAACCAACTACAATAAATTTAAAGAATTTATAATTAATCACGAATTGGTCCATACTTATATTCGACCAAATCCCACAGAATTAAAAAATTGGAGCAAGACAGGACCTAAAGGAGAATTGTTTATTGGAAGAACCCTTTATGAAAAAAGAATAAATAATATTGCATTAAAGCATCTTTCCAATAAAAACAATATGTGGACGCACGCAAAACATTTTGATGTCATCTCCAACAAGCAAAGATTTTTAGAGGAAATTCATTTAGAAAGATTTAAACCAACCCCTTTATCAAAAATTGGTGAGGGATCAAACTGGACACCAGTTACACGAATTATGAACTCAAATAATCTTGCTGCAATAAAAATTATGGAGCGACTGCTTCATCTTCCATACATCAAGATGAAAAATTTATTTGGTATTGCAACAGAACATTCAGTAGAGGAAATGATAAACCTTGAAAGGTTTATTCTTGCCGATACTATGAAAGAGGTTTTGCGACAACATTCAAAATTTAACAAAGGAAACAAATGGAAGGATAGAATAACACAGCACGAATTTACCAAAAGAGTATCCCGTGCCTTAATAGATGATACTTATAGTGATAATGCACAAGTAATGGCAGCAGCTCATAAGGCAAGAGAGTTTTATAATCATTGGGCTAAAAGAATACAATCATCTAAAATTATGGAAAAAAGAGTTGAGGGGGAAATAGAATTTTTAAAATCAACTGCTGCTACAATGGAGTACAAAACAAAAGTAAAAACAAATCATTATAGAGATATTCTAACAAAAGAAGAATGGCAAATATGGGAACGGGGAAACTATGAATATTTAAAACCTTATGCCCAGAATATTTATAAGAAAGCTGAAATTAAAATCAATAATGAATTTAATAAATTGATGAAACAAAAGAGTAAGGAAAGTGCCTCTATTCGTGTCAAGTACGATAAAGAAGGAATACCCATCTATAAAGAATATAATATTTACCAAATTCAAAAGAAAATTACAGAGCTGGAAGATTATCTAAAAGCAATTAAAAAAAATGTTAGAAGAAAAAATTATTTAAATATCTTTGTTAAGAGAGATCGAATACTTGCTGATGAGGCTGGTTTTGATGCTTTCGCAAAAAAATCTATTTTAAAGAAATATCCTGATATGACTGAAAATGAGATATTTCAAATACTTGAAAGTTTTAAAGGTGAACAATTATTTGAAAGAGCATCTCGTAAGGAAGTCAATCTTGCTGCAAAGCTAGAAGATGACTACAATATGAACATTATAATGGAGCCTGTTGGCTTATCAGGTCATTTAAAGGCAAGAAAACTTGATCTTGATTATAATGAATGGATGAAAGCTGGTTGGATAGAAGATGATGTCCTTGCCCTAATGCAAGTTTATAACAGAAGCGTTGCTCCTGATATTCATTTGGCAAATATTTTTGGTGATCAAACCATTTGGGGAGGTCATATGTCAAGAAGTTCAGGGCTAAATATGGGAATTAAAGATGTCATTTATGAATATAAAATACGATATGCAAAAGCAAAAGGAAATCCAAAAAAACAAAAAGCACTCCAAAGAGAAGCTGAAGATATTGTCCGTGATTTAGAAGCTGCAAGAGATTTACTTCGTGGCACATATGGAATACCAGATGATGCTACAAGAGTATTCAGTAAAGCCGTAAGAACATTTAAAAACTATAATGCCATTACACAACTGACGGGGGCTTTAGCAGCTCTCCCTGATTTAGCTCGTATGGTAATGACAAGTGGATTTCAAAGAACGCTTGGTGGTATGCTAGAACAATACTCTCACAGACAATGGAAAACAATAATGGATATGGGGATGAAAGAAGCCCGACTTGCTGGAGAGGGATGGGATATTCTTCTTGGAACAAGAGCTATGGCTTACGCTGACTTGGATAACATCTATGGTGTCTTTAACAAATTTGAAAGAGGTTTGCAAAAATTTACAGCTTGGTCATTTATTTTTAATTTGATGTCCCCGTGGAATCAATGGGTGAAGGCACAAGCTGGTATTAATATTGGCAATCGTCTTATAGAAGAAAGCATTAACTGGAGTAAAGGAACCATTTCTGCACAGAATAAAATGAAATTAGCTGCATCAGGAATTGATGAAAGAATGGCTAACAAAATTGCCAAACAGTATAAAAAACACGGACAAGGAAAAGATGGATACTATAATGATCTTGAATTAAAAAATTTACGATTAGCTCAATCTGAAATATGGGATGATTTAGAAGCAGCACAAGCGTTTAGAATATCTCTGCAAAGAGATATTAATATGACGATTGTTACACCCGGAAAAGGGGACACTCCCCTTTGGATGTCAACGGAAGCTGGTTCATTAATAGCTCAATACAAAAAATTCGGTATGGGGGCATTTAATCGTATGCTGGTTAGAGGGCTTCAGGAAAATGATGCTAGTTTTTATGGAGGATTATTATCACTTCTTCTTCTTGGAATGGCTATTGATATGGTTCGTCATAAAGCATTTGACAGGGATTATAGCCAAACCAAATTATCAGAAAGAATTATAAATGGAATAGACCGATCAGGTATGTTGGGAATTTTTATGGATGTGAATAATTCCATTGAAAGAGTTATGAATAATAAGGTAGGATTAAGGTCTATGGTGGGGGCTAACAGACCATATGGTACTGATTCCTTTGATAAGGTGGGAGCTGTTCTCGGACCAACAGTTGGTCAGGGAGAAAAGCTATTTAATATAACAACAGACTGGATGTCAGGCAATCATAACAACCATACGGCTAGGAATGTGCGTAGATTAATACCTTTACAGAATGTATTTTACCTCGATGGAATTTTCGACAGCTTCGAACAAGGAATAAAATAAGGAAACAATGGCAAGTATTACGATATCAGACACCTCGCCAAGAGTACAATATACGGCAACAAATGGTCAAACTGCTTTTTCTGTGGCATTTGAATTTTTTAGTGCTACCGATTTAAAAGTCATACACACTAATTCTAGTGGCACAGATGCCACTTTAACTTATGCTTCATCACCATCTAGTGCAGCACAATACTCGGTTGCTGGAGCTGGAGTTACTGGTGGTGGCTCTATCACTCTGGGTGGAGGGGCTACACTTAATGACAAATATACAATTTACAGGGATTTACCCATATCAAGAAGCACGGATTTTCCAGCTTCAGGATCATTTCCCATTGAAACACTTAATACGGAACTAGATAAGATTGTTGCTATGATGCAACAAAATGAAAGGGATTTTGGATATTCCCCAAGAGCTGCTGCTTCAACGGCAAACAGCTATGGATTAACATTTCCCAATCTAGTAGCAGATAAAATACTGTCTGTTAATTCGGCTGGAACAGCTCTTGAGTTTGACCAGTCAATAACTGATGTTTCTACTGTCGCTGGACTTGCAACTGAAATTGCTGCCCTATCTGCTGTTGACACGGAAATAGGATTGCTTGGCACTTCAGCAGTCATTACTGACTTGGGAATATTAGGAACTGCTGATGTTGTTACTGATCTATCTATTTTAGGAACTGCTGATGTTGTGTCCGATATGAACACACTCGCCACCTCTGACATTGTTAGTGATATGAATACTTTGGCAACTTCTGCCAATGTTACTGCAATGGGATTACTTGGTAATTCCACCACTGTAACGAATATGGGATTACTGGGAACTTCTGCAGTCATTACCGATATGAACTTACTGGGTACAAGTGATGTTGTAGCAGATATGGCTTTACTTGGCACAAGCGATTGTGTTGCCGATATGGCAATACTTGGTACTTCTGATGTTGTAGCTGATCTTAATACCCTTGCTACCTCTGCTATCGTTACTGATATGGATTTATTGGCAACTTCTGCAAATGTAACAGCTATGGGTTTATTGGGTACTTCAGCTAATGTAACTGCTATGGGATTGCTTGGAACAAGTGCTGCTGTGGCTGATATGGCTCTCTTGGGAGATGCAGATGTCATAGCCGATATGGCTCTCCTTGCTGATGCTGATGTAATATCCGATATGAATACTCTTGCAACAAGTGATATTGTAAGCGATCTCAATACTCTTGCTACAAGCGATATAGTTTCTGATTTAAACACTTTGGCGACTTCTGATATAGTTACCGACATTAATGTTTTAGCGACTTCGGACATTGTTTCCGATCTTAACACTCTTGCCACCAGTGATATTGTTTCTGATATTAATACTTTGGCGACTAGTGATATTGTTTCCGACCTCAATACTTTGGCAACCTCTGATATTGTATCAGACCTTAACACTTTAGCGACAAGTGATGTTGTTGCTGATTTAAGTACTGTTGCCGATAATATTGCTGGAGTAAACAGTTTTGCCGATAGATACAGAGTAGGTTCAAGCGATCCTTCATCAAGTTTAGATGAAGGTGATCTCGCTTTTAATACGACTTCAAACGCTTTTAAATACTATAACGGTTCAGCTTGGGTGGCTGTAACTGCACCAGATGTAACTTTAGCTGATGCAACTGCATTGGCGATTGCTTTAGGATAGGAAAGGAGAGAATATGGCTAATACTTTCAAAGTAAAAAGTAATGATGCAATGCCGACTTCGGCTGGAACGCCTCTGACATTATACACAGTTCCCAGTTCAACAACTGCGATTGTTCTTGGATTGATATTGGCTAATGTTCATAGTGCTTCTGTAACTGCAAGTGTTCAATTAGTTTCTGATACTTCAGACACAGAAACTAACCAAACAACTTGGCTCGTTAAAGATGTAAGCATTCCAGTTGGCAGTTCACTTGAATTATTAAGTGGCTCAAAATTAGTTATGCAAACAACTGATGTCATTAAGATTGACTGTTCAGTTAGTGCAAAGATTGATGCATCATTATCCATAATGGAACAAACATAATAGGAGAATAGATTGGGATACATAGGACAAGCACCAGCTAACAAAGTTGTTAAGACTGCTGACATTGAGGACAATGCTGTAACTTCGGCAAAAATAGATACTGATACTATTGCTGCTGGAGATTTAGCGGCAAACTCTGTTGACAGTTCAGAACTGGTAGATGGAAGTATTGATACTTCTCACATTGGAGCTTTACAAGTTACTGATGCAAAGATTGCTGCTATGGCAGCTTCTAAACTTACTGGTGCATTACCAGCAATTTCAGGAGCAAGTTTAACTTCACTCAATGCAACTAATTTAGGAAGTGGAACTGTTCCAACTGCAAGACTAGGTAGTGGCTCTGCCTCTAGTTCAGTTTTTCTTTCAGGTGCAAATACTTGGATAGGAGCTGGTGGTGGCAAAATGGGTCAATTCCTTTCAACTACCAAAACAGATACCTTTGGAATTGTGTCAGATAGTGCATGGACAAGCATTACTGGATTTAGCGTAGACATAACTCCATCAGCAACCAGTTCCAAAATTTGGATTTGGTATCATTTAGAACGATCTAATTATTCAAATACTCAAAATATGAGTACAAGACTTCGTAGAGATTCTACTGTTATTGGAGTAGGTACTGCTGCTGGTAGTAGACATGTAGTAACAACTGGACCGTACAAAGCAGAAAATAATTATAATATGCCGAATACACACGGATTTCTTGATAGTCCAAGTTCCACATCAGCAATAACATATGATGTGCAAATACTTGGTAATGGGTCTGCACAACAAATTAATTATTATGGCTCTGACTCCGATACAGCTTTTTCAGGAAGAAGTGTATCAACAATTTCAGTAATGGAGGTATTAGCATGATTTCTATAATAAATGCAGTTTTAGCAATTAATCCATCGGCAAATCTTTCAGTTAATGCAGAGGATTTTAATCAAATAACTTGGCTTGATGGAACACCAGAAATTTCAAAAGCAGATATTCAAGCTAAACAAGCAGAACTACAAGCAGAATATGACGCACAAGATTATGCAAGAAAAAGAAAAGCTGAATATCCAACCATAGAGGAATGTGTTCACTCAATCCTAGATGACGATTTAGAAAACTTACAAATTAAAAGACAAGCAGTAAAGGAGAAATATCCTAAATGAGCTACATAGGCAGAGGCGTAGACGCAATAAGCAATGTCGAGAAACTCGATAACATCACCTTTGATGGTAGTGCAACCTACGCACTGACAAAATCAAGTGCAGCTTTTACACCAGTAGGAGCTAACAATCTTTTAATATCTATTGATGGAGTTATCCAGCAAGGCAACTTCAGTGTTTCAACGACCAACATAGTTTTTGATTGGTCACCTACTTCAAGCAACACTTGTAATTTCATTCTGCATTATGGTACTGGAGTTCTGAATGTACCAGCAGACGGAGCAGTATCAACTGCAAAGATTGCCGCTGATGCTGTAACTGGAGCAAAGATTGCCGATGACCAAATAGATAGTGAGCATTATGTTGATGCAAGTATTGATAACGCACACTTGGCTGATGATGCCGTAGGAGTAGCCGAACTTTCTGCTACTGGTACTGCCTCATCTTCAACTTTTTTACGAGGAGATAATGCTTGGGCGAGTGCTGGTGGAGATAACACCCCTTATTTTCAAGTATATAAAAGTGCTAACCAAACTATTTCTCATGCGACATTCACAACAGTTACTTTTGATACAGAACAATACGATAGTGGAAGTGCTTTTTCTTCGAATACATTTACTGCTCCAAGCACAGGGT